CACGCTTCAGGCTGCTTTGCAAAACGCCACCGACTCCTTTGGCGAAAACGACAAACGGACACAGGCGTGGGCGGTCCAGCTTAACAATGCCAAAGCCGAACTCAATGGCATGGAGCGGGAGCTCTCCTCAAATGAGAAGGCGCTCGACGATATGGGCGAGGAAGAAGCTGACGCTGCCAAGGAAACAGACAAACTCGGCGACGAACTGAAAGAGACGGGCGACGAAGCCGAGAAGTCCGGCGGCAAGTTCGAGAAGCTGGGCGGCGTCCTTAAGGGCATTGGCGCGGCGATGGGTGCAGTGGCCGTGGCTGCCGGAGCAGCCGCCGTTAAACTCGCCAAAGAGGTAATCTCTGCTTACGCGGATTACGAGCAACTTGTTGGCGGCGTCGATACGCTGTTCGGCGAAGCATCACAGACTGTACAGGGTTATGCCGAAAACGCCTTCAAGACCGCCGGTATGTCCGCAAACGAATATATGGAGACCGTCACGGGGTTCTCCGCAAGCCTTATCCAGTCCCTTGGCGGCGACACCGCAAAAGCAGCGCAGGTCGCGGACATGGCCATCACAGATATGGCCGATAACGCCAACAAAATGGGTACGGACATCTCGTCGATACAAACCGCCTATCAAGGATTCGCCAAGCAGAACTACACGATGCTCGACAACCTGAAACTGGGCTACGGCGGTACAAAGTCTGAAATGGAGCGGCTACTCGTCGACGCTGAGAAGTTTTCAGGCATTAAATACGACATCTCCTCCTATGCGGACGTCGTCGAGGCAATCCACGTTATCCAGACGGAAATGGGCATCACAGGGACGACCGCCAAGGAAGCCACAGAAACGATAAGCGGCTCAGTGGCGGGTATGCAGTCGGCTATCTCTAATCTGATGGCGGGTCTGGGCAACGCTAACGCGGACGTCGGTCTCCTGATTGGCAACGTGGTGGAGGCGTTCCAAAACGTCGTAAAAAACATCGTGCCTGTCATCGAAAATATCGTCAAGGCGCTGCCGCCCGCTCTCAATGGGATATTGAAGGCGGTCGGCGATTTACTTCCGACCTTGCTCTCAACGGTTGTGGATTTGTTCACGCAGGTGCTGACTACGATTCTGACGCTATTGCCGAAATTGATACCGGCGGCGGTGGATGCTGTGATGACTATTGTCGGAGCGCTCATCGACAATCTGCCACTTCTGATAGACGCGGCGGTGCAACTGGTGGTGGCTCTGGTGAAAGGCATTGGTCAGGCGCTTCCGCAGCTTATTCCGGCAACCGTTAACGCGATCACAACCATCGTACAGGGATTGATTGATAACCTGCCGATGTTATTGGACGCGGCTTTGCAGTTGATACTCGGATTGGCGCAGGGACTTCTTGATGCCATTCCACAGCTTATCGCGGCGCTTCCGGCGATTATTACCTCATTGGTGGATTTCATCATCGGGGCGATTCCGCAGATTATCGACGCGGGCATACAACTCCTGACCTCACTGGTTACGGCGTTGCCGCAGATCATTGCCGCAATCGTGGCGGCGATCCCGAAGATTATAAGCGGTATTGTGACGGCGCTGATCGATAGCATACCGCAAATTGTACAGGCAGGTATCAACTTGCTGATTGCACTGGTCCGCGACCTTCCGAGGATCATCGTGACCATCGTGGCGGCCATCCCGCAGATCATTTCTTCTATTATAAATGCGATAACCAGCAACCTGCCCAAGATCATCCAAATGGGTGTAACCCTGATCGGACAGCTGGCGGTCGGACTGGTCAAGGCGATCCCCGAACTTATCAAAGCCATCCCGCAGATCATCGCAGCCATCTTAAACGGTTTGGGGAAAGCCGTCACATCTGTCGTGGAGATCGGGAAGAACATCGTGCAGGGACTCTGGAAAGGCATCCAATCCATGGTCAGCTGGATTACCGATAAAATCAAGGGTTTTGTGGGGGGCGTTGTCAGCGGTGTCAAAGGACTGTTGGGTATCCATTCTCCGTCCACCGTCTTTGCGGGCATTGGGGATGACATGGCTCAAGGCATCGGCTCGGGTTTCTACAGGGCGATGGCGAAGGTTGCCGAGGGTATGCAGGAGGCGGTCCCGACAAGTTTCGATGTCAATCCCAACGTAAATGTGAACGGCAGCGGCGGAATCGAAGGGATCGGCAATAACCCGCTGGTAATTGTTCAGCAGATGTTTGTGCGCAGCGAGGACGACATCCGCAGGGTTTCACAGGAGCTATACAATTTGATGCAGACTAGCGCAAGAGCCCAGGGACGTTTCAGTCCGGCTTAAGGGAGGGATCATATGGGCTTGATATTTGGCGGCATTTCGTCGCAAAGCATGAAAATCAAAGCGCGGCTGACAAGCTGGCAAGCGTCTCCCTCCCTGCGCAATTCTTTTGTCACCGTACCCGGCAAGGCAGGTGTGGCCGACTTTGGTTGTGACAGCGCCGAACGGATCGTAACAGTGAGTTGCAGCGTATATCCACAGCGCAGCTTTGCTGATCTGGTGTCGGTGCTGGATGGTATGGCCGAATGGCTCAATCCGGTGAACGGACTCAAACAGCTGGTACTGGACGATGTGCCCGACCGATATTTCATGGCACGGCTTTCTGAGGCAGTAGACTGCGAGCGGCTGTTGCGGTCGGCGGGCACATTCGACCTGCGGTTCGTCTGTCCCGATCCATATGCTTACGCGTTGGAAGATGAAGTATTTACGTTTTCCGCAGCTGGACTTCATGAAGCGGATCGGCAAGTGGGAAACGCAGACTCGGAGCCTGTATATCTTCTCAAGGGTATACTTGCGCCGTCCTCTTCGAATTATATCTCCCTCATTACCAATGGAGAGGAACTGCGCATCATCGGGCCTTTGGCAGAAAACGAGACTCTGGTGATTGATACGGGCTTGGTGACAGCTAAGGTGACGGATTCCAGCGGAAACACCCTGCGAAACGGCCTGCCGTGTTTGCAAGAGCTGAATTTCCCTGTTCTACGCAAGGGCATGAACAATATTGAAATAACTGCCGTGGGCGCAACGTTCACGGAGCTTAAAATACAGGCAAAGAGCCGCTGGAGGTGATAATAGGTGGCGGTCAGATCAATTTTAACCTCACAGGAGGACTTTACCGGTGAATATCCCGTAACAGAGCGCACCTCCGCGCTATGGCGTTTTAATGAAAGCGCTCCGGACAGCAATACGCAACTCCGGGATTCCTCCGGTCACGGGCGGCATTTTACGATATCGGGCTGGTCGGGCACCACCGCATCCCTTCCAGTGAGCCGGTTTGGGCGATATTTCCGGCAGAACATCAGCAATCCAACCAGCGAAAAAACACATCTTATAGCTGCCAACGACGGCAGCTTTTTTAGTGCGCTGGGAGAAAAAATCGCAGTGGGCGGCTGGATCAACCCAACCACCTACTCGGTCGGACAAACGTATAGTCCAATCTTTAACACCCGGCAAGGTCCCGGCCAGCCGATTTTCTATGTGTCGCTCTTTCAGGGTAGGCCGCGCATGATGCTCTACAACTCGGCGGGAACATTGCTCCTTGATCAGAGCGAAACGCCGAGTTTTTCGATGGTTAATGGCGGCTGGTATTTCATCGCGGCCGTGATTGAGGTAACGGCCAAGACTTCACAGTTTATACTCTGCGACCGGAGCAACGGCGCGGTTTGGATAGCTCCTAAACGTACCTTTACCGGTACGCTTAACCCGACCTGTACAGCGAATATCGTCATGGGCATGCACGCCGATACCTATTATTACGCTGGGGGCTTTGACGATTGGTTCATGGAAACCGATTCGCAGCTGACCATAGACGATTTACGGGATCATTTCAAAATGGCACTGTTAGCCAACGGTGCCGATAGCGCTGCTGCTGTAGATGCTCTGACGGAACCCGGCGCGGTCGTGCTCAAGGCAACAAGTGGTGTTTATCCCACAAGCGGTATGCTGTATACTAAGGCGGTGCCCTGTTCTCTATCCGGCAGCGGGCGGGTGGCATTAACCAGCGAATATATTGCGGGCGTCACTTCCATAGCAGAGGTAGAAACGGCCACCTCCGGCGATTTGGAGGAATGGTCTTCGTGGCAGACGGTGGGCAGCGGCGGCGAGCTGCAGTCGCCTAACCGACAATACATCCGGTTCCGGGTGACGCTGGCCACCACCGATACGGCGAGAACGCCGAAGTTGCTGGAAATCCAGCTTCATGATATACCCAAGCCCCCTTATGAGAAGCTGGGCTTTGCCCGGCCCGTAGTGCTGGCCGCAAACGGAGCGTGGGAAGCCGTGCTGGAGAATGCCTTTGATATTATCGTCACCGGCGAGGTCAACGGCGCGGAAGTGCTGGAATTCAAGCTGCCTTGGGGCGACGGCAAACGGGCGGCTTTGGATAACGAAAAATCGGTACAGATCGTAAATGATATCTACCGCATTCGCACTCTCTCCGATGAAAAAAGCACTGACGGATCCACCCTGACCACAGTGTACGCCGAGGCCGCTTTTTATGATCTTGCGTTCAGTGCGGAAAAGCAACCCATCGAATTCAACGCGGATACGCCGGACGTGCCGATGCGATACGCGCTTGAGGGCACCGGCTGGTCGGTGGGCACGGTCAACGTATCCACCCTGCGGACATGGCAGAGCACGGAAAAAAACGCGCTGGCTATCCTGCGGGCAGTACAGAACATCCACGGCGGCGACCTCGTGTTCGACAGCGCCAACCGGCTGGTGCACTTGCTGACCTTCAGCGGTAAGGAAAGCGGCGCGCTGTTCGCGTACCGGAAAAACCTGAACAGCATCAAGCGCGTGGTCGATACCCGCAGCCTTATAACCCGCTTGTTTGCTTATGGCAAGGACAACATGACCTTCGCTTCCATCAACGGCGGCAAAGAATATGTGGAGGACTTCACCTATTCCGGCGAGGTTCGTGTTTCCACTCTCGATTTGTCCAATTTCAGCAACCCATATCAGATGCTGGAGTATACAAGAATGCGGCTGGCCGAGTACGCAAAGCCTCGTGTTTCCTATGTGCTTTCGGCCATGGATTTATCCACCCTTACCGGTTATGAGCACGAAGCTTGGGAGCTTGGCGATATCGTCACGGTGGACGACCGCGACCTGCATTTGACCATCCGGACGCGGATCGTCCGCAGGCAGTACAATTTGCAGGAACCGTGGCAAACCGTGCTGGAGCTATCCAGCAAGCTGCGGGAATTAGGCGATGCGCCGGAAGAAACTATTGCCGACCAATTGGCACAGTCCGATCTTGTGCAGCAAGAAATCCGGGACATGGTGCCCTTTAATCATCTGCGGAATTCCCGCGCGGATGACGGTTTCGCTTACTGGCAGAACTCAGGCTTTGAAGTCGACACCGAGAGTGGTGTAACAGGTACGGCTTCCTTCAAGGCAGTCGGTGTTCCCGGCATGACGAAAAGCATGGCGCAGACGGTCAATCCGGCCTCGCGGCGCAACTATACCATATCGGCGCAGATCGGTTCGGAAAATTTGACAAAAGGTGCGAACGGCCAGGTAGGCATCGAGGTGGTGTTTGAATATGAGGACGGTTCCATCGAAACGCGCTTTATTGATTTGTTCTAAAAGGAGATGGTGGTATGGCCTATTTGCAGCAGATTGCGCGGGACGCTTCGCCAAGAGGTTCTGGCGTCCTGCGCGCCATTACCATCCGGCTCTGCATCACCGACTGTACGGGAACAGTGTACTTTACGGATATCATGCTGCAGGCCGGTTCCATCGCCACCGGCTGGGTCGGTCATGTGGGTGAGATCCAGTGGACGCAGGACGGGTAGGTGATGGCCATGGTGACAAATTTCATTCGGTTTACGGAAACGCTTAAAACCAAGGAAGATATGCGGGTGGTCAGCATCACCGTGCGCCCGCTTATCGCAGACAGCACCGGCACTATCTGGTTTACCGATCTTCAGATGCAGGAGGGTAACCAGTTGACTGGCTACACACCCCACACCACCACAATGCTTAGAAATTCACCAAACCCACCGCGATACCACAACGGCGTGGTGCGCACCGGGGATACCATCATCATCTTCAATCTGGGTGAAACCTCCGCAGGGCTGGACTGTTATATTTACCCCATTCAGGACATGACGGCAGAAAGCGTTGCCCTCTCCCAGGGCGCGGGATCGCATAAAATGCGCTTCCTCGCCTCGGCAAACGCTGGTGACGAACTGGCGCTGCGGGCTTCCACGCGGGAATGTCTGAAAAACGGAAGTGCCACGCCAAAGCACGGATTTTTTCAATATTCCGCTGCCCATGACAGCAAACATCAGGTTCAGCTTCAGGAGCGCAAATCGGCGCGGGTGTATTTTGAGTACCGGGAGATGATGAAAGGACAGGATCGGCCATGAGGGATTATTTAAAAGGAAAGAAGTGCATGGTGTGGAGCTTCATGGGCAACGCTCGTATGTATCAGGCCCTGCGAGATTATGGCGACCGGCTGGACACAGTCGGTATTTTTACATTTGAGGTCAATATATCCGGCGCGATCACCGAAACCGGAACCGATGTGGCTAGTCTCGCTACATACCGCGCAAGATGGCCCCACATCAAGTGGCTGCTCACGATCATGAACCATGGGACGGCCTCTATTTTTACGGCGTTACGCAATAACGAGGGCGGCGCAAAAACTACCTTTCTTTCGGAAATCGTGCGGATCATGCAGAAGTATCCTTGGTGCGCCGGTGTGGACATCGATTTAGAGCGTGGCGGTGGGTATGAGAACAGGAATGCGGCCAATGTGCTGTTCCACGATATTTATCAAACAGTCAAGAACTACAACCCCGCCAAACTCGTCAACCTGTGCTTACCCGGCATGACGAGTGTGCAAGGTTCGGTGGGCGGTGAGAACTGGTGCGTATACGAGGATTTGAACGCTTATTGTGATACCGCCGCCATCATGAGCTATGGCATGGCGTGGGCAGGCTCCGCCCCCGGCCCCGTCTCCCCGCGAAGCTGGCTGGAGGGTATCTACAATTACGCTGTGCAGGTCATGGATCCGGATAAAATTTTCATGGGGCTGCCTGCTTTCGGTTGGAACTGGAGGATCCACGACACGCCCGAGAATCTCGGCATCACTTATCGCGGGATTTCCAACACCTATTATGCCGTGCAGTTGTGGATGACCGGAGGTTATAACTTTACGGACGACGGCCCGCCGCAACCCATGATCCCCATCATCGCCTATTGGGACGATTACGATAAGGTGCCGTGGGCGCTGCCCCATGTGTATGATTATATGGAGGGTTGGGACGCTGTAGAGCGGCGAAGTCCGCTTTTACAGGAAACTTATAACAGGCGGCGCTATTTAACAGCCTATGGCAAAGAGCAGCGGACAGAGTTCGGGGTGATATCTATCGACCGCAACGGCGTGCCTGACAGTTATACCGGCAACGTCACCGTGACAGAGAGCATGGCTTCGCTTGGTGAGGGTGGTACGGCCACATATCATTTCCAGATCACACAAGCTGGTACTTACGATGTGGCGGTCAGACTCTGTTATCCATTTTGGGACAAGAATGCCATCGTGGCTTCGCTGGACGCAACCCCCAAAACCTTCTCGGAAAACCGCCTGTGGTGGCCGTATTGGCGGCGGCTCTGCTGGCACACTCTTGTAAAGGGTGTCTTTCTTTCGGCGGGCGCTCATACTGTCAGCATCAGTGGAGGCGTGCCCGGTACGCAATTTTATGGGTTTCGAGTTTGCAGCAGCTTCTCGGAGGCTCCGTCCGCTGGCGAGGCGATTTTCGCGCTTTCCCCCCGCAGCTTCAAGGATGTGAACGGCGTGATGGCTGTGCCCGACCGGGGCTTTAAGCTTACCTGCGAAATGCTCAGGAGAAAACCAGACTCTGCCCTTGTTTGGTACGAGGACTTTCGGGATGAGAACATACTGCCGGAGAGCTATTGGACGGTGTTGGACGGAGAATGGGACGTGTGGCAGGATCCCGACAGCACAGCCAATCGCCCCTACTCTCAGCTTGAGGGGTCAGGCCGCCTTGCGTGGAAATATGACAATTTTTCAGATGTCCATATCCGGGCACGGCTGGCATTCCCGCAAAGCGGAGGTGGTCGTGCGGGCGTATTTTGCGGCGACCTGTTCTGCTGTCTCAACTATGATACGCAGCGCATCGAGCTGTACCAAGGCTCTACGCTGCGGGGCAGCTACGCTACGAGCTTCAGCAGGACGCCGGACAGCAATCTCCGTTCCAACCCGAACATGTACACCATTGAGATGCGCAAGCGCGGCAATACGGTCAAGGTTTACTCCGGTACGAGCTACACCCTGCGCTTTACAGCAACCGTGAGTAGTACCGGAGGCTATGCGGGCTACCGCTCGGACAGCCGGACGGTATGCGAGTTGCTACGGCTTGGGGACGCGTGGGCTTACGAGCCATATGAGGCGTTCGATGTGCTTATGCCGGATGGTACCACAAAGAGCTTCGGCAGGCTTGCCCGCACAGGGATCACATGGGACGAAGAGTTTCAAGTGTTTTCGGTCAACAGCGACGTGGAGGAAATAGCTACCCGCAGTGAAGATATATCGCTGGATTATGATTTTTTCCATTCCGATCTGCTCCAGATCGCTTGCGGCGGGGATTACGTTGCCAAAGTGGTGCCGAGAGACATCAACGTCTGGATCGCCCGGCTGTTTCTTGGCGACGCGGACGGCTTCTCCATCCTGTACTATCAGGATGTAGACAGCCTCGTATATTGGGCGAATGAAGCAGCGTACCGCTGGAAGCTGCGAGGCATTGCTATATGGTCGCTTGGACAGGAAGACATGAGACTGTGGAAGGCGTTGCCCAACCAGATTTGACAATTTGATATCGTCAAGGTTTCAAGGACGCTTTGCAAGCAAACGGCAGGGCGTTCTTTTTGCGCCGGTTCGAACGGCGCTATATACAAAAATCCAACTGAAACGGAGGTTTTAACAATGAAAGCAATCTGGAACTGGATACAGGTGGCCTTTGCCGCCATCGGTGGCTTCCTCGGCTGGTTCCTCGGTGGCTTGGATGGATTTCTCTATGCCCTCATCGCGTTTGTAGTCATCGATTATTTGACCGGCGTAATGTGCGCGATTGCGGACAAAAAGCTCTCCAGCGAGATTGGTGCGAAGGGCATCTTCAAGAAGGTCCTCATTTTCGTGCTGGTCGGCGTGGGCCACATCATCGACAGTCAGGTACTCGGCGACGGCGGCGCGATTCGGACGGCGGTGATTTTCTTCTATCTGAGCAACGAGGGGATTTCCATCTTGGAAAACGCCGCGCATATCGGATTGCCTATCCCCGAGAAGCTCAAATCGATTCTGGAGCAGCTGCACGACAGGGATGACAAGAAAGGCGGCGATGGGTCATGAAGATAACCATCAGAATGACGCGCTCGGAAAATGTCGCTCAATTTGGATCACAGCCTGTGTCTTTGGACTTAGAGGAATATCTCTGCGGGGTGGTTCCCGCCGAAATCTATGAGTCGGCTGATATGGAGGCGCTCAAGGCCCAGGCTGTCGCAGCGCGCACCTTTGCGGTAAAACGGACGCTGGCGGGCGTGGTCATGGACGATACATCCACTTTTCAAGCATATCGTTATGCCTTGTCGCTCTCCAGTCCGCGAAGCAGGCAGGCTGTGACCGATACAGCCGGACAGGTGCTCTGCTACGGCGGCGAGATCATCGACTGCTTCTATTCCTCGTCCAACGGCGGCCTGACCAAACGCAGCGGCGACGTGTGGAGCCGTCATTACCCGTACTACGTCACCAAAACCGATGAATGGGATATCGCTGCCCGGGAGGAAAAGCCCACCGCCGCCAGCCACGGCGTGGGTCTGTCCCAGGTTGGCGCGATGTGGGCGGCGAAAAACGGCGTTCCATATCACCGAATACTCGCGTTCTACTACCACGACACCGCCTTAGTGCATGGATACGGCACGGGCGGTGTTGTTGGTTTTGAGGACGCGACTGAACCCGAAGGAGGAATCCTTATGAATTTGACCACGAAATATATGACGCGAAACGACTGCTACACGGCAAACCGGAAGATCGTGCCGAAGGGTATCATGGTACACAGCACTGCCACGCCCGGCGTGATGGCCGCCGCGTGGTTCAGCCGCTGGAACAAGTCCTACAAGGCAGGCGAAACCGACAGGCAGGTCTGCGTCCATGCTTTTTTGGACGATAAGGAAATTTGGCAGTACCTGCCCTGGGATCATCGCGGCTGGCACGCGGGCGGTTCGGCAAACGACAGCCATATCGGATTTGAAATCTGCGAGCCCGCGGGCTTCTCTTATTCGGGCGGCGCGACGATGGTCGGGTATGACGCAGCAAAGCATGAGGCGTATTTCCGAGCCGCGTGGGCGAACGCTGTGGCGCTCTGCGTGTATCTCTGCAAGCTCTATGGTTTGTCGGAACAGAACATCATCTGCCACAGCGAGGGACATAAATTGGGCATCGCATCAAACCATGCGGATACGATGCACTGGTTTCCCAAGCATGGCGAATCGATGGGCACCTTCCGTGCGACGGTCAAAGCGGCGCTGGCAGGCGGTTCGTCCGGGGGCGGTAGCGTGGAAACGGACGGTTATTACCGCGTGCGTAAGTCCTGGAGCGATGCGGACTCGCAGCTTGGTGCGTTCAAGGTGCTGGGTAACGCCAAGACACTGACTGATAAAAATCCCGGTTATTTTGTCTTTGACGATAAGGGAAATCGGCTGTATCCAGAGATAACGGATACGCCTAGCGGTGTTTTTGCGGTCGGCGATCTGGTGGCCTTCAAAAGCGGCACGGTCGACTACTATTCGGGTAGCACGAAAGTTCCGTCGTGGGTGATTTCGGATTACTACCACAAGATAACACAGGTCACATCGAGTGGTAAGCCGGTCGTCAAAGGCGGCAAAACCTGTGTGCTGCTGGGCAAAAAGGTCAAGAAGACGGGTGGTTCCGAGGAAGCGGGCATCAACACTTGGGTGAACGAGGAGGTTTTGACCAAGATAGACGGCAATCAAGCCGGTGAAGCCTATACCACTTATACAGTGGCCAAAGGCGACTCCTTATGGGGCATTGCGCAGAAGAAGCTCGGTAGCGGCGCGCGATACCCGGAGATTATGTCCTTGAACGGCCTGTCCTCGACAACGATTTATGCGGGACAGGTTCTCAAAATTCCGAAATAACGCTGGGGCGGTTTGAAAGGAGCCGCCCTTCTTTTTTTCTCCATGGAGGTGATTGTTGTGACCGGAGAGCAAAAACGGAACATACAGGATATGCGGCGACAGGGCTTGAGCTATTCGCAGATCGCTGATTCGCTCAGTCTTTCCGTAAATACGGTCAAATCCTTCTGCCGACGTAATAACCTGTCAGTGCACAACGCTTCCAATGATACGGAGAACAAAGCTGACAAAGAACATTGTAAACAATGCGATAGGCGTCTGGAGCAAACGCCAAATAGCAAGCCAAAGGTATTCTGCAGCGATCAGTGCCGCCATGCGTGGTGGAGCGCCCACCGTGACAGGCTGAATCGAAAGGCGGTTTATCACCTGACTTGTGCGTACTGCGGCAGGGTTTTTGACAGCTACGGCAATAAGACGCGCAAATATTGTTGTCATGCCTGCTATATCAAAGACCGGTTCGGAGAGGAGGCGCGCCGTGAACAACGAGCAATTTGATCGTGAGAAAAACTACGGCGCAGCTATCTCCATCGCCAAAGCGCTACTTTCCAAGGGACTGATCACCGAGAAAGAGTACGCTAAAATTGATACAATTTTCATCCGTAAATACCGGCCGATTATCGGCGGTTTACGGGCAAAATTGCCTTGATGTCTGCGGCATACAGAGGTATCATGTCCCCCCAAGAAAGGAGGGATTTTTTATGCGAAGTATCAGGAAACTCGAACCTTCACTGCCGCAGATACCGGTTCGAAAACGAGTGGCGGCCTATGCCCGAGTTTCCAGCGGCAAAGACGCCATGCTCCACTCGCTGTCCGCGCAAATCAGTTATTACAGCGATATGATCCAAAGGCGGCGTGATTGGGAATATGTCGGCGTCTATGCCGACGAGGCGCTCACCGGCACCAAGGACGAAAGGCCGGAGTTTCAGCGGTTGATGAACGACTGTAGAAACGGGCTGATCGACATGGTCATCACCAAATCCATCGCGCGGTTTGCGAGAAATACGGTGACCATGCTGGAAGCGGTACGGGAACTGAAATTGCGCGGCATCGACGTGTATTTTGAAAAAGAGAACATTCACTCGAGCAGCGGGGATGGCGAGGTTATGCTCACCATCCTCGCTTCATACGCGCAGGAAGAAAGCCGGTCGGTTTCCGAAAACTGCAAATGGCGTATCCGAAAGCGGTTTGCAAATGGCGAGCTGGTCAGTCTGCGGTTTATGTTCGGTTACCGCATCGTGAAGGGCGATGTGGTGGTTTACGAAAAAGAGGCCGCCGTTGTCCGCATGATTTTCGACGATTATATCGGCGGCATGGGCGGCAGCAAAATCGCCCAAAAGCTCAGGGCGATGGGTATT